CAATAGCTCACTGTGAGTATTGTGGCAAGCCTTTAAATAAATATCAATCAAAGTATGGACAAAAAACCTGTGGCAAAAAATGCTCCGGTTTAAGTAAACGTACATTGAAGGGCACCACCAGAGTCTGTGTTGTTTGTGGTGACCAATATGAACCACACAGAAAAGATCAGGCCTGTTGCTCTTTGGTTTGCTCCAAGAAGCATTCACACAAAGCACTGGTTGAAAACAATAAAAAAATATCTATATGCCAGATGTGCGGAGAATCGTTCGAGGTTTTCTTCTCAGGTTGTATTGAACCAAAGTATTGCGAATCATGTCGCAGGGCTGTTGATCGTGATCGCTGCAGAGGTCGGAGAGCAGTTACATCTGTCGATTATGTAATCAATGAAAATGACGTGTATGAAAAATATAACTGGACGTGTGCAATTTGTGGAGAAAAGATTGATCCTGATATAAAGTGGCCTTCTCCACAGTCAAAATCAATAGATCATATTATTCCTGTAAGTAAGGGAGGATCTCACACCTTTAATAATCTGCAACCAGCTCATTTAGGCTGTAATTCTACGAAAGGAGCGAAGGAATGTCTCCAGGACCTGCTCCCAAGCCTACAGCTCTAAAGAAATTGGCTGGTAATCCGGGTCAGCATAAATTGAATGATGCTGAACCAAAGCCACAAGCTGCCATGATGCAAGCTCCACGGCATTTGGATAAAGTTGCAAATGCAGAATGGCGCAGAATCTCACGCGAGTTATATCAATTAGGGTTATTGACTCGAATCGATAGAGCTGGCTTGGCAGCTTATTGTCAGGCTTATAGTCGTTGGGTCCAGGCAAGTGAAGAACTGGAAGGAAAGCCATTGATGTTATTAACTGAAAATGGTTATGCCTATGCCAATCCACTTATCAGCATCATTAATGGATCTCTGGAAACAATGAAAAAATTCATGACCGAGTTTGGTATGACTCCGAGTGCTCGATCACGTATAAGAATCGAAAAACCAGAAGAACCGGACGCGTTGGATATGCTGCTATTTGGCCAGAATGTGAAGGTTGGTAAGAATGGCTGATTATCCTGCGATGCTGGTGGTGGATCAATACATCTCGGATGTGCTGGATGAGCGCATCCCGGCGTGCTATTGGGTGAAAAAAGCCTGTGAGCGACATCTGCGGGATCTTGAGCAGGGCGAGAAGCGCGGGCTGGTTTTTGACCCGGCAGCTGGTCAGTTAGTTATTTCGTTTTTCTCTCTGCTGAAACACTCGAAAGGCGAATGGGCTGGTCGTCCGATTGTGTTGGAACCCTGGCAGCAGTTTGTCTTATGGGTTTTGTTCGGTTGGAAAAAGTGGATTGATGGGCAGCTGGTACGGCGTTTCAACATATCTTATATGGAGGTTGCCAGAAAGAACGGAAAATCGACATTAGCGGCCGGAGTCGGGCTTTATTTGATGGTTGCGGACGGGGAACCTGGTGCAGAAGTGTACTCGGCAGCCACAAAGAAAGACCAGGCCAGAATCACGCACTCAGAAGCCACCAGGATGGTGAAGAGCTCGCCTGCATTAAAAAAACGATTGACTGTTTTCCGCGACAATATCCACATCAAGGATACTGCCAGCAAATTTGAGCCATTGGGACGGGATACCGATAGCATGGACGGTTTGAATATTCATGCAGCAATTATTGATGAATTACACGCGCATAAAACACGCGATATGGTTGATATTTTGGAGACTGCCCAGGGTGCCAGACGGCAACCGTTGCAGTTTGAGATTACCACTGCCGGTTTTGACCGCGAATCGATCTGTTATCAGCATCACGAGCGCACTGAGAAGGTTTTGGATGGCACCATTGATGAAGGCGAGGCTGATTCATGGTTTGGGATCATTTTCACGTTTGATAAGGATGATGATTGGGAAAAACCGGAAATTTGGCTGAAATCGAACCCGAATCTGGGAGTCAGCAAAAAAATTGAGTATATGAGAGATCAGGCAGCCAAGGCAAAAGAGATGCCCAGTAAACTGAATTCATTTTTAAGGTTGGATATGGATGTATGGACCCAAAGTGAAACGAAGTGGATCCCATTAGAGCACTGGATGATTTGCGGAAAGGCTGTTGATCCGGTTGGTTTACGTGGTCGAACGTGTTACGGAGGACTTGATCTTTCGAGCACCACGGATGTGAGTGCACTGGTGCTGGTATTCCCTCCCCAAACGGAGGAGGATGATTACAGCGTGTTATGCCGGTTCTGGATCCCTGAGGAAGCCATGCATATCCGATCGCATCGCGACCGAGTGCCGTATGAAGCCTGGGTGAGGCAGGGGCATATTACCGCGACGCCAGGCAATGTGATTGATTATGACTATATCCTCTCGCAGATTGATGAAGATGCGCAAAATTACGACCTGCAGGAGATTGCTTTTGACCGTTGGGGAGCGACCAAGATCGTTCAGGAAATTGCTGAGCATGGGCTGACCTGTGTGCAGTTTGGGCAGGGATTTGCAAGTATGAGCCCACCGATGAAGGAATTGGAAAAACAAATATTAAGTCACAGGCTGGCACATGGAAATAATCCGGTATTGACGTGGATGGCGGATAATCTGGTGGCAGCTATGGACCCGGCCGGTAATATCAAGCCGGATAAATCAAAATCGATTGAAAAAATTGACGGAATGGTGGCTTTGATCATGGGATTGGATCGAGCAATCAGAAATGAGAGTAACACTGGATCCGTGTATGACGAGCGAGGGATCATAACATTATGAGCTTTAGAACCTGGATTTTGGATCAATTTGGTGGTGTGCCGAAGGAAGAGGCCCGCGGCGGTTGGGAAGTGGTGGCTGAGGCGGTGCAGTCGAATCGCGAGAATGCTGATGGAATCGTAACGCCTGATTCTGCTATGCGATTCTCGGCTGTGTTTGCCTGTACAAGGGTTCTGGCTGAAACATTGGCCAGCGTCCCATTGCATCATTATGAGCGTCTGCCCAATGGTGGCAGAAAGCACGCAGATAATTTCAATCTTGCAAAAGTACTCAAAAATCCAAACCCATTTATGACCGGTTTTGAGCTGATTGAAGTGATGGTGAAACATCTTACCAGCTGGGGTAATGCGTATGCACAGGTTACTTATGATGCCAGGGGGGATGTGGTGGAGTTATGGCCATTATTACCGCAGAATGTTTTAGGGTCCAGGTTACGAGGAGAAGAACGCCTGTACCAATATCAGGATGAGAATGGAAAGATTTCTACGATTTCCAGCCAGGTTTTATGGCATGTAAAAGGGTTAGGAAACGGTTTGGATGGAATCAGCCCACTGGCATTGATGCGCAAAGCGGTTGGATTGGGTCTTTCAGCAGAGGAATTTGGGAAGAAGTTTTTTGATAATGATGCCCGGCCAGGTTTGGTGATTCAACACCCGGCCAGGCTATCTGAGGGAGCGACCAAGAATCTGAAAGAGAGCTGGGAAGCGGACCATAAAGGCGTGAGCAAGTCGCACCGCATTCGAATTCTGGAGGAGGGGATGACATTGCACGAGGTTGGCATCCCACCGGAAGATGCGCAGTTCCTGGAGACACGAAAGTTTCAGATCTCTGAGATTGCCAGAATCTACCGTGTTCCTCCGCACATGATTGCTGATCTGGATCGGGCGAGCTTCTCCAATATTGAACACCAGGGAATCGAGTTTGTAAAATATTCGATCTTACCCTGGGCAAAACGGATTGAAGAATCAATTTATAAGTTTTTATATTTGCAAAAAGAGAAAACATCTTATTATCCGGAGTTTTTACTGGCTGGATTGGAGCGTGGCGATATTGCCAGCCGTTATACCGCTTATGGGACTGCCAGGCAAAATGGCTGGATGAGTGCCAATGAGATCCGCAAGCTGGAGAATATGGACCCGGTGGCGGGTGGTGATGTTTATTTGATCCCATTGAATATGATCCCGGCAGATCAGGCGAGTATGAGAAGTGAGCAGGTTATAGTCGACAGTCGACAGTTGAAAGTAGCTGATGGCGAGAGAGGGCAAGGTCAAGCCATTGCAAGGACAGGGCAAGGTCAAGCCATTGCAAGGACAGGGCAAGGTCAAGCCATTGCAAGGACAGGGCAAGGTCAAGCCATTGCCCCTACTGAGCTGGAAAATAGGGCGTTGCGGTCTGTGGCGGTCAGGCAGCGGATTTCCCATTCATTCCGCAGGGTGATTCAGGATACTGCAGAGCGTGTGATGCGCAGGGAAGTTCAGGATGTTGGCAAGGCTGTGGAAAAGTATTTAAGCAAGCGGGATGCTGGCCAGTTTTTGATGTGGCTGGATGAGTTTTACCAGGATCATGTCGATTTTATGACGCGCCAGTTCTTCCCGATCTTTTTGAGCTTTGCTGAATCAATTGCAGCTGAATCCATAGATGAGGTGGCAGCGGAGGCAGACCTGAAAGACAGGCTGGAGCGGTTTGTGCGTTCTTATAGTGGATCATTTGCAGCGCAACAGACCGGAATCAGTCTATTCCGAATGAAAAAGGCATTGCAAGATGCGCTGGATGCCGGTGTGGATCCTGATGAGGCTATGAATGGCGAGTTGAATCACTGGCGCGATGTGCGACCAGGTGAGATTGCGATGGATCAGAGCACCAGAGCGAGCAGCGCGGTGGCCAAGTTTGTTTATAGCGCGGTTGGAATCATGACGTTGCGCTGGGTCACGATTGGTGATACCTGCCCATATTGTAAGGCGATGGATGGCCGGGTGATTTCGATCACAAAGAATTTTCTTTCTCCCGGTGAGGAGTTTGAGCCGGAGGGTGCTGATGGTCCAATGACCACGAGCACACATATAGGTCACCCGCCCTTACATGGTGGTTGTGATTGCAGCATTGCTGCGGGATAAGGCGAAAGGCTAAAGGCAAAAGAAAAAAAGAACCGCAAAGAAGAAAAGAAAGAAACGAAGAAAAAACGCGAAGGAAATTATCAGGTTTGGTGAGGTGAATTATGGAGATGGAACGTAGAGCATTTTTAGTAGAGGAATTGAGAGCGATTGAGGGTGAGAATCCGGAGATTGTTGGTTATGCGGCTGTGTTCGGTGCCATGAGCGAGGATCTGGGTGGCTTTCGGGAGAAGATTGATCGCGGGGCATTTTCAAGCAGTATTCTGCAGGACGATATCCGGGCTCTTTTCAATCACGATCCCAATTATGTTCTGGGGCG